GGCACAGGCTTAGGCGGTCAATTTTGGGAAACGGTATCATTAGCAGCCAATACTGACGGCATTATTTGTAGCTATCAAGTGCCATTAGGCACAGTCAACGTACAGGGGCGCAGATTAGTTATTCGCGGCGTAGGATTAATGTCATACGTGCAAACCGTTATTGTCGGCGCGCCTTACATTGCACAATACTCATTAGCCTTTGGGCATACCACAGTTTCACTAGCCACGGCAGAAGCAGCAACGGCAAAAGCACCACGCCGATTGCCTTTAGCTGGACTTACACAATTAGTTACTGCGGCGCAAGCCGTTAGCACAATGGTAGCTCAGCCTGGCGATTCTTTTGTTGATTTAGGTGATGCGCCTGTTTTTGTTAATCCTGGTGAATTTGTGCAATTGGTGACCAAGCACGTTGGCACTGCTGGCACAACAGGAACGGTGGCGCATGTCGTTACCTTTATTTACGGCTGGGAGTAATATTGTTACTAGGTTATCAACATATAGACTAGCTACGAAAGGGTAGTAAATGTCATTACTACTCGCATTAACTGGTGGTGTAGCGCCAGTTACTATCACCGTCAGTAACAACACTGGCGCAACGTATAGTGGCGTTATTGCTACGATGGCGAAAGAAAGCTCGCCAACAACCAATTACTCTACTAGCACCACTTTTGAAGCGGTAAGTTACTTTAGCTCAGATAGAACACACGGCTTTATTCTGCCAACAGGGTTAAGCAGCGTTGGCGCTGGCACTGTAACAAACGGCAAGATTAGGGTTAGAGTAACAACGGCTGTTTGTCTAGGCGTGTCGGTTACGCAAACAATCTCGGCATATATATTAAGCCGAAACCAAGTACAGTCACAGCTAACGTGGAATATTTATTCTACAGGCAATAGCTGGACAACAGCAGGCGGGCTTGGCGCGAGTGATTGTAATCTAACAGCGATAGGCTCGATTGCAATCCCTGATGGCACGACTAATACATGGTTTGAGTTTACAGGCGCAGCAGTAAATCAGTACATTGAAGATGCAATCAATGGCGTAAATTCTAATTACGGTATTTTATTAGCTCGTGACCCTGATACAGCGTATGACACAGCTTATGTTGTGTTTAACTCTGATAATGCTGCCGATGGATTTAGACCATCCTATGAATTTGATTGGGTAGCGGCGGGCGGTGGTGGCGCTGTTGACTTGGTTATTAATCAAGCCACACATTCGCATAGCGCAGATAATCTAGCTTTATCTAGCGAAACGCTATTAATTTTAGCCGATACAACGCATGGTCATTTAGCGGATAATATAACGCTATCTAGCGGAACGGCGCTAATTGTTGCAGATAGCTTACATGCACATTCTGTAGACAATGTTGTTTTAAGCGCATCTAGTTTGCTGTCTGTTGCAGACGGGTTACATGCACATTCTGCCGATAATTTAGCGTTAAGTAGTGTTACATCATTAACTATTGCAGAATCGCTACACGCGCAAACATCGGATAATGTTGTTTTAACTGCGGCATCTATACTCGTTGTTTCAGATAGCTTACATGCACATTCTGTAGACAATGTTGTATTAACTGCCGATAACGCAACCAATTTAATATTGGCAGATAGCACGCACGCGCATACTGCCGATGCTTTAGTTTTAACATCAAATACGCTGCTATCAGTTAATGAGGCACTTCATGCTCATCTTGCCGATAATGCTGTATTGGCGATTGGATTAAGCCTAAGCATTAATGATGCACTACATTTAAGCAGTGCAGATAATGTTGTTTTAACGTCAAGCACAGGCTTGAGTGTTAATGATACGCTACACGCGCACTTTGCAGATAATGCCGTTTTAAATACGGCTAATGTGGTTGATTTAACTATTGCAGAGGCAATTCATAGCCACGCTGCTGATAATTTAGTCTTAACATCAAGCACAATATTATCGACAAACGATGCGGGGCATAGCCATTTTGCAGACAATGTTGTGTTGTCAACAACTAGCACAACTAATCTTGTTGTTGCAGAATCGTTGCACGCACACAGTGCTGATAGCATTGCATTAAGCAGCGTTACAGGGCTAACCGTTGCCGATTCATTGCACGCGCACTTTGTGGACAATGCTGTCTTAAGCACAACTAAAGTGATAGCAGTAAATGATAGTTTGCATTTGCATTCTGTTGACAACTTATCATTTGCGCTTAATAGTTATTTGGCTATTCAAGATGCGCTTCATGCCAATCTTGCAGACAGTTTTGCATTTACATCGAATAGTTATTTATTCGTTAGCAATGCGTTACACGGACATTTTGTTGATAATGTAAACATTTCGATAATTGCGCCGACAACGGACTTGCCGAGTGGCTATACAAATACTCTTGGCGTAAGACAAAACTCACAATATGGCTTGCGAGTAAACATACAAACAGGGTTTAGACAAAATATACAGTTAGGTACACGCAAAAATGGCAATTAAACGAATTGGATTAGCAACGGATGTGATTGCGCTTGCGGAAGCCAAAACACATTTGCGTATATTGGCTGCAACACATCCTGACGACACTTATATTACAGGCTTAATTACCGCGGCTAGAGAGTGGGCGGAAGAATATATTGAGCGAGCAATCGGAACACAAACGCTAGAGATAGCATTAGATGTATTCCCCGCCGCATTTAAATTAGTGCCTGCCGTTCAATCTGTTACTAGCGTTAAGTATCTTGATGTTAATAATGTAGAGCAAACAGTAACCAGCACAGACTATATTGTGGACAGTTACTCTAATCCAGCATGGATTGTTCCTGCTTATGGAAAAACATGGCCTGAAACATATTGCATAGCAAACGCGGTAAAAGTCCGATTTGTGGCTGGCTATGACGTTGGCAATCCATGCCCTCAAGCAATTATTGCCGCAATGAAATTGATGATAGGTCACTTGTACGAGAACCGTCAACAAGATGTGTTAGGCAATACAAGAATATCATTTAACTCGTTGCCAATGGGTATTTATGCCCTTTTGCAACCATACCGCTTGAATTTAGGTGTGTAATGCAAATAGGCCGCTTAGACCGCTATGTGCGGGTTGAGAAAAAACAAGTCACAAATAATGCTGACTATGGCACAGAAGTTGTGACATGGGTTGAGCATGTTTTAGCTTTTGCGCGTGTAACTGATGTTACCACTCGAATGCAAGAAGAAACAGAGCAGAACTTGCGCCAATTAAAAAGACCATGCCGCGTAACAATGCGCTATGACAACACAATTACGGCTGATATGCGCTTAGTAATGCTAGATGACGATAATCGCATCATTCAGATTGTGAGCAGCCCTGCTGAATTGGGTCGCCGTGAAGCTATCGACTTTTTTGGCGAAGAATACAGTGTCTAGGATTAACATTACTGGCGGCAAAGAGCTTGCACAATTCTTGCAACAGCTTCCAGTTAAGCTAGAAAAGAACATTATGCGCGGTGCGCTGCGTGCTGGCGCAAAAGTAATTGCACAAGAAGCAAAATTAAATGTTCCTGTACAAGATGGCGATTTAAAAGCTTCCGTTAGGGTATCTACAAACGCCAAACGCGGCAGAGTTGAGGCTAAGGCTAAGGCTGGTGGCAAAAAGGCTTGGTACGCGGCTATTGTTGAATTTGGGGCTAGTCCGCATATCATCAAAGCCAAGAATGGCAAAATGCTTAAATTTACTGCTAAAGATGGTAGAAAAATAGAGATTGCACAAGTTTTTCATACTGGCTTCGTTGCTAGACCATACTTGCGCCCTGCGCTTGATTCAAAAGCTGGCGAATCGGTAGTTGCTACAGGAAACTATATTAAACAAAGATTAAATGCACAAGGCATTAATGGTGTGCCGACATTAGGGGTTTCAGATGAGTGAGAAGGCAATATATAGCTTATTGAAAAACTATGCGCCATTAACAGCGATTGTGCCAGTGGCTAAAATTTACTCTAGCCTAATACCGCAAGATGCTGTATTGCCAGCTATTTCATATAGCCATGTGTCAACGGTAGAAAATACAACTATAGATGCTAATTCTGCTTATGGTCTAGTGACTAGCCGAATACAAGTCAGTGTAGCAACTAAAGACTACGCACAGCTAAAAGATATTATTACGCAAATACGCAAAGCTTGTAATTACAACCGTGGCACTATTAACGGCGTCATTGTAAACAGTATTGTGCGTGAATTAATTGGCCCTGATTTTAGGGATGATGAAAGTAAAGTCTATTTTCAAAGTATTGATTTTAGAGTTGTATATCACGAATTAAATTAGCCAAAAGCTAACCATTAATAGCCACCTTTTAGGTGGTTTTTTCATTTTTATCGAAAGGAAATACTATGCCTACAGCTTCAGGCTTATTTAAGCAAGTTATTTACAAAAAGGAAGTGACGTATGGTGTAGTACCTGTAGCCGCTTCTGGTCAACTGATTCGCCGTGTTGAATCTAGCATTGACTTAACAAAAGACAGTTATCAATCAAACGAGATTCGCCCAGACTTTCAAATTGCAGATTTCCGCCACGGCGTTCGCAAAGTTGATGGCAGCATCAATGGCGAGCTTTCGCCTAAAACATATTCTGACTTTATGGCGGCTTCACTAAAGCGTTTATTTACTGCTGGCGCTTCTGTAGCTGGCGCTTCTGTAACGATTGCTGGCACTGGCCCGACTTATACAGTAACTCGCGCTGCTGGCTCTTATCTAACAGATGGCTTTAAAATTGGCGGTGTTATCCGTTTAACTGTTGGCGGATTGAACGCTGCCAACATTAACAAAAACTTAATGATTGTCGCTTTAACGGCAACAGTCGCAACTGTAATTGTTGTGAATGGAACTGCGATGGTTGCAGAAGGCCCTATTGCAACAACCACAATTACCGAATTTGGTAAAAAAACATGGACACCTTTAACTGGTCACACGGATGAATCTTTTTCGATAGAACATTACTATGCCGACTTAGTACAGTCAGAAGTGTTTAGTGGCTGCAAGCCAACATCTATTGCTATTGAGTTGCCGCCTACAGGCCTTGCTACTTGCAACGTATCTTTCATGGGTAAAGATATTATTGTTGCCGCTTCACAATACTTTACAGCGCCTACAGCTTTAACAACAACAAGCGTACTTGCTGCCGTTAATGGCGTTGTGCGCGTTGGCGGCGCTACGGTAGCCAATTTAACAGGCTTATCAATCAACATTGATTCTGGTCAAAGTGGCGATGCGGTTGTTGGTAGCAATACCGTTCCTGCATTATATCC